AAACCCCTTAAGGGTTTCCGTATAGTTGTTCATTACTCTCCTAGTGATGGGTGGTGGGTACCCTTGGAAGGCTCGTACTCACCACCGCAAGGCAGCACCAAGTGGTCAAACAGATAATGAGGGGAAGCATTATCTGATTGTTCGGGTGCAATCCCTGTTGCTGCCACGCAAGACTAACAGAGAGGACACAAGATGTCTGTGAAGATAAATGGATATGATTTACCAAGTCATATCTCATACTCACAACTAACCACATGGTTAGATTGTGGTTGGAAGTACTACCTATCACGTATTGTTCAGTTGAAAGAGGACGGTTCTTGGTGGTTAGTAGGAGGTTCATCAGTTCATGAGGCTACCGAAGCCTTTGACAAGGCTATGTACGAGATTGAGGGCAAATGAGTAGCCCAACATCACCAGAAGTATTAGACGTACTGTGGAAAGATACGTGGGATAGGGTTAAAACCGCTCACGTTGCCTCTACGGGGCAGGAATCGGCACTGTGGCGCAAGGCAGGTCGCACCACCAAGGCTAACCCAGACGGGGAAGATGAGTCATGGTGGTTAGAAGAGGGTCGCAAGATGCTGGACTCATGGGTGCAGTTCCGGACCGGTCAACTAGGCTGGAGTGTATGGACTACACCCGACGGTAAGCCTGCCATTGAAATCTCAATGACCCCACACATGGGGGATGTCCCAGTCCAAATGGGTATCGACCGTGTGATGGTGACACCAGATGGTGAGTTAGTTATTGTAGACTTAAAGACTGGCAAGTACACACCATCATCAGACCTACAGTTAGCACTGTATGCTGTGGGTATGGAGAAGACATTCGGTATCCGACCGAAGTATGGTACTTACTGGATGGCACGCACTAACACAACATCACCAATGATTGACCTAGATTTCTACACAAAGAACATGATAGAGAAGATAGTCGGTGACTTTGACAGAGCACGTAAAGATGCACTGTTCATACCCAACTATGGTCACTGCAAGATGTGTGGATTCAAGAAAGAATGCGAATGGAACAAGGAAGGAAAGTAATGACAGAGAAAAACTATGTAGTCAATGTTAAGACTACCAAAGGAACTATCGTCACAGCACGTGGAGATAGTGCGGAAGAACTAATTAGTAACGTCAATGCTCTTGTTGCACAAGGTGCAGCAGATGCCATTGCTACGTTGGAGCAGGTACTAACTGGTGCTACACCAGTGCCACCCAGTAACAGCGCAATCGATACAGTGGTTGCTTCGCTAGGCGGAACAGTAGTAAGTGAAGAACCTATTGCTGCACCACCTGCCTTCGCACCAGTACCACCACCTGTTAGTGCTACGCCAAGTGGGCCAGAGACCGTCACTGACCCGTGGGGCAACCAGTGGACATACGGCAGACCGGATGCACCATCATGTCCTAACGGACCTATGGTACTGAAGCGTGGTATTAATCAAGCAGGCAAGCCTTATGTTGGATTCTTTGACCCAGCAGGTGGACCACGTTGGCAGGGTGAAAAAATTGATTCTAAGCAACAAACAAAACCTGTGTTCGGCGTTAAAGCGTAATCTAATTACTACCTAGGAGATAACATGAAGACACTAATGAGAGCAGTAGGTCGTCCCGATATAGGGGGCGAGCCTATGCCACCAGTGTTTCGTGCATTTGATGATAACCAAATCATCTTCCGTAGAGCAGAAGTTAGTATGATTGCAGGTCAGCCAGGGGCAGGTAAATCCACACTTGCCCTTGCGCTGGCCCTGCGCATGCAAGCACCAACTCTGTATCTATCAGCGGATACTAATGCACACACTATGGCAATGAGATTGTACTCAATGATTACTGGCAATTCACAGTCAGACTCAGAGAAGATAATCTCAGAGAATCCAGAGCAAGCCAAGCAAGCACTAGCCCAAGCACGACACATCTACTGGTCATTCGATTCCAACCCTGGACTTGGTGACATTGATGATGAGGTAACAGCAATAGAAGAACTGTTAGGTGAATCACCTGCACTAATCATTGTAGATAACCTTATGGATGTGGCGATGGATGGTGGCGAGGAGTTTGGTGGTATGCGCTCTGCTATGAAGGAGTTGAAGTACCTTGCAAGAGATACCAATGCGGCTGTGCTTGTACTGCACCACACAAAAGAATCCTACAACGCAGACCCATGCCCACCACGAAGCGCAGTACAGGGAATGGTTAACCAACTACCAGCACTCATCCTTACAATCGGACAACACCAAGAAATGATGGCTGTTGCCCCTGTAAAGAATCGTTACGGTAAGGCTGACCCTTCCGGTAACACACCAGTGTGGCTGCGATTCAATCCTGAGTATATGTACTTGGCTGACCTAGAGGAAGCACGATGAGAAAGAAAAGAATCAAGTGTAACCAATGCCATGAGGAACAAGAGACAGCAACAATCTTTATCCACATAGTTGAATGCGATAGGAATGTAAGACACTACGCAAAGAAACTCATTGCCGAACTGGAACGAGAACTACGTGAGTAAGAGTAAACAAAAGGGTACGTCAGCAGAGACTGCTGTAGTTAACTGGCTTAACAGTAAAGGAAGAAAGCATGTGGAACGACGAGCACTATCTGGCCTTCTTGACAGGGGCGATATTGCTGGCATCCCTGGTGTTGTTCTGGAGATAAAGAACCATCAACGCATGGAACTATCAGCATGGCTGAAAGAACTAGACGTTGAGATGCACAATGACAAAGCAGATACTGGTGTAGTTATACATAAGAAGAAAGGTACTACCGATGTTGGCTTGTGGTACGCCACAATGCCAGTAGGTGTGTGGTATAAACTGTTAGAGGAAGCAGGATACTAATGGAAAAGCATAGCATCTTGGCTGTGCTTGAGCATTATGGTGGGTCTGTTTATCGTGAACGTAATGGATGGCAGAAACTTAAGTGTCCATTCCACGATGACTCACATGCATCAGCCACAGTTAACATAGAAGAAAACGCATTCAATTGTTTTGGATGTGGCATTAAAGGTGACACCTACAAAATCATTATGGAGAAGGAAGGAATAGGGTTTCGTGAAGCAGTCAAAGTCGCAGAAGGAATCACTGGGCAGAGCAGCAATACACTACGCAAAGCACATAGCAGGAGCGGAGGACTATCTGGCAAGACGGGGAATCACCTTAGCAGACGCGCATACAGCCCACCTGGGCTTGGTCGTAGAGCCTCTACCAGGTCATGAGCAGTTTGTTAATAGGTTAGCAATACCGTACATGACACCTACTGGTGTGGTGGACATTAGATTCCGCAGCATGTATGGGGAAGAACCTAAGTACATGGGCATGTCAGGTACAGAGACAAGGTTATACAACGTTGGAGCAATCAGTCAGGCAACTGACTTCATAGCAGTATGTGAAGGAGAGATAGATGCAATCACGCTCACGCAAAAGTGTGGTATCCCGGCAATTGGGGTTCCTGGTGCTAACTCGTGGAAAAGACATTACTCGAAACTCTTACAAGACTTCGAGCGTGTCTATGTCTTTGCGGATGGCGACCAGCCAGGTTCGGATTTTGGTAAGAAACTGGCGAGAGAAGTTCAGGGAGTTATTGTAATCAACATGCCCGATGGTGAAGATGTTAATAGTATATTCAACAAACAAGGAACAGAGTTCTTTAGAGAGAAGGTAGCAGCATGAGTAAGATGAAGAGTGAGTGGGAAGATGAGTACTTCGGCGAAGGATACGTTTACATCGCAGGAGATTGGGGTCATACTGAACCTACTAAGGGACTTCGGGATAAAGATAGAAAGCGCGAAGAGGCTAAGCAACGACACCCTTCTTCAGGTAACAGTAAGTTTGCCGAAGAAGAGGTAGAGGATTTCTGCCTTAAGTTTGCACTGTATGACATTCAGGATGAACTGGCAGACATCTTGCTAAGCAAGCACAATGACTATGGTCCAAAGAATATTACAGATGCACCAGGCGGTGCGCTCAATGGTATTCGTGTTCGTATGCACGACAAGATAGCACGACTGAATAACTTAATAGATAACAACAAAGAACCAAAGCATGAATCAATCCGAGACACACTCGTGGACATCGCTAACTATGCAACCATTGCAATCATGGTCATAGATGGTGTATGGGACACTGAGTAAACAGATAAGGAAACAACATGAAGCGTATCGTAGTACTATCAGACATGCAAATACCGTATCAAGATAAGCGTGCAACTCGTGCAGTTATGAACTTTGTTGCAGACTACGAACCAGATGAGTTGTTCTGTGTAGGTGATGAGGCTGATAGCCCAGAACCGTCACGTTGGAACAAGGGTTTGGCTGGAGAGTTTGAAGGAACTCTACAGAAAGGTCTAGACGAAACAACAAAAGTAATGACAGGTTTCAAGGAAGCGTTAGGCGACAAGCCTTTCCATACAATGAGGAGTAATCATGGAGACAGAATTCAGAACTACGTCACACGATTTGCCCCTGCTCTTGCATCGTTACGTGACCTTGAGTATTCCAAACTTCTTAGGTACCGTGAGAATGAAATTACATATCACAATAAATTTTATCAGTTCACCCCAGGATGGATTCTCGCTCATGGAGATGAGGGTCGTGCCAACAAACAACCTGGTGGGACTGCTCTTACCCTTGCTAAACAAATTGGGGCTTCGGTTGTCTGCGGTCACACGCACAAACAGGGTATACAACATGAACACACCGGCTTCGGTGGTCAGATTAGACACAAGTTATATGGGGTGGAAGTTGGCCATCTCATGGACCTATCGCAAGCGCACTATCTCGGACAGACTGGTGCTAACTGGCAACAGGGATTCACTATACTCTACAGTCGTAGAGGTAATGTGACTCCAGTAAACGTGCCAATCAATGGTCGTTCCTTTGTCGTTGAGGGTAAAGTTTATGAGTTCTAATGATAATTTTGTCCAAGAGTATGAAGGAATGGTTCGACAGATTGCATCCGAATATCATCGCAAGTATCCAATGGTGGAGAAAGCAGATTTAGAACAAGAGATTTGGTTATGGTTTGTCCAGCATCCACGCAAGATGGAAGAGTGGACAACTACACATGAGTCTAAAGACTCTGACAAGTTGATTGCTCGCTCCCTCCGGAATGCTTCGCATGACTACTGCATTAAAGAGAAGGCACGAGTAGAAGGGTATGCACCTGATGATGTGTTCTTCTACAAGAAGGAGTTCATCAAGATGATGATTCCTGCTGTGCTATCTGATGATTGGCAGAAGGTAGAGAACAGCATGGCTAACATGGGTCGCACCATGAAAGCACCGTCGGAGTCAGGTGACTTCATGGCTTATGCTGCGGATATCAAGAAGGCATTCGAGGAACTCGAAGAGAAGGAACAGAACCTAGTGTTCTTGTTCTATGGTGAGGATGTCGATTCCAAGACACT